ATGCCCAGGTAGCACTGGTGAACAAGATCACCGCGAAAATACAACCGAAACCCAAAGAGGAAACCGGTACCGACCTCTCAGCACTCGAGAAGAGACTGAGTCTTATCAAACCATAGAAGGAGTAACTACGATGAGTACAACGAATGACATGCGCATCCAGCGCGCAAAGACCTGGGAGAAAGCAAAAGCCTTTCTCGACGACCGACGAGGTAAGAACGGCATCCTCAGCGCAGAAGATACGGCGATGTATGAGAGGATGGAAAAGGAGATCGTAGATCTCGGGCATGAGATCGAACGCCAGGAGCGTCTCGATGCATTTGAACGAGAAATGAGTGCCCACGTGGGGACTCCTCTCACCAGTCGACCCGAAACTCTTACAAAAGACGAGAAAACCGGCCGTGCTTCCGATGCGTACAAGAAAGCTTTCTGGAACCATCTGCGTATGAAGGATAACCTCCCGGACCTGCGAAACGCATTGCAGATCGGTACGGACACCGAAGGCGGATATCTCGTTCCGGATGAATTCGAGCATACCCTCGTTGAAGCGTTAGAGGAAGAGAATATCTTCCGAAATCTCGCCCATATCATCCATACCTCAAGCGGCGACCGGAAGATTCCGGTTTCAGCTTCCAAGGGTGAAGCAGCATGGATCGATGAGGGAGGTGCATACCCGGAGAGTGATGATTCCTTTGGGCAGGTCACCATTGGAGCCTACAAGCTCGGTACCATCATCAAGGTATCTGAAGAGCTCATCAACGATAGTGTCTTCGATATTGAAGCCTATATCGCCCGTGAGTTCGCTCGAAGGATCGGCGCAAAGGAAGAGGCAGCCTGCTTTACTGGAGATGGGGTGGGCAAACCACTGGGTATCCTTGCCGGAAGTGGCGGAGCTCAGGTAGGCGTAACGGCTGCATCTGCAACCGCACTCTCAAGCGATGAAGTCATTGACCTCTACTACTCGCTGCGTGCTCCGTACCGAAAGAATGCCGTATGGCTGATCAATGATACCACCATCAAGGCGATCAGAAAGCTCAAAGATGGAAACGGTCAGTATATGTGGCAGCCTTCCCTCTCAACCGGGACCCCTGATAAGATCCTCAGCCGTCCAGTCCTCACCTCAGCCTATATGCCTGAGATTGCAGCGGCGAACAAAACGCTCGCATTCGGAGACTTCTCCTACTACTGGATCGCTGATCGTCAGGGTCGTACCTTTAAGCGACTTGGGGAGCTCTTCGCTCCCACAGGACAGGTGGGATTCCTCGGCTCACAGCGGGTTGATGGCAAGTTGATCTTAAGCGAAGCAGTGAAGGTACTGCAGCAGAAAGCATAAGGAGTACTGATGAGTTTTAGCACGAAAAATTATACTGAACAGGGTGGAGAGAAAACCGTGATCGGTGGGGAAATCGTACTTGCAGCCGGAGCGACGCTCTCCATCGACCCTGAGGCTACGATTGAAGGGCTGCCAAGTGCAGCCTTCTCACCGGCAGCAAGTCAGGCTGACAGCGCTGCGGTAGCACTAGAGGATCTGGTCACGGACTTCAATAGCCTGCTGGCAAAACTGCGGACTGCCGGACTGATGAGTACTGAGTAGGAACCACTATCACAGACGCTTCCAGATCATCTGGGGGCGTCTGATCCCTAGGAGGACAACCTGAAATGATTGTGACCGTAGATATGTTTAACTCCTACAGTGGGAACTACGAGGACTCAGCTGATGCGATCCTGCTCAAAGAAGCCTTTCTCTTATCAGCTGAAGAAATCGTAGATGGGTATCTTGGCTACGATCCGGTAACACAACTCTATACTGATGTGATCCTTTCTGGCACAGGTGCATATACCTTGTATCTGCCAGCACGGAATACCACCGTACTGCATGCGATCAGCGTGAATGAGACTGATATGGATCCGTTGGGGTTCACCCTATCAGATGATCGTATCCGTGCGATCGGTACGCGTTGGGCATTCCCTCTTGGGACAGATAACATCATCATGAGCTACACCGCAGGATGGGAAACTTCCTTCATGCCGAGTGTGATCACTCTCTCGATCCTGCGGGTTGCGACCCTCATGCTCAGCGAGATGGGCGGGAATATTGGACTGACCGGAAAGAGTTTTGCAGATAACAGTCGGACCTTCATAAACTACAGCAACTATCGCAAGTATCTGCAGCCGTTAGATAGCTTGCGTATCATCAGGTGGTAATACGTATGTTCAACCGAAGGAAGCATTCCACTGAAAGCATCTCCATCGAAACGGATCTCGCAGAGGCTTTGGCATTCCTAGAAGATCTGGGAGTACGCAAAGACAGAGCCATGCGACGGATCCTCTCTGGGATCGGCACGGCAGCAAAGAACCAGGTAAAGAAAGCCTATAAGAGTTACGGCCTCTCGAAAGGGACTGGAGCCCTGTACAAGAGTATCACGCGAAAAGTTATCAGGAGTGGGAAGGCAGTCATCGTTGAAGCGAAAGCACAATCAGCGAAGAATCAGGTCTTCTATGGATATGCGCTCTCCAAAGGAGCTGAGATCACCGCAAAGAACGGGGAATACCTCACCTTCCAGATCGATGGGAAATGGGTCAAAGTCCATTCAGTGAAACTCCCCAGTCGTGATTTTGTCACCACTCCCGTGAAGCGGTATCTGGGATCTCCAGCCTTCAGTCAGAAACTTGATCAACTCGTAGATCGTGAAATCAAGCGTGTCGAGAAAAGGAAGGGCAAATGAAAACAGAGTATGAGGTACTCACCACCTTACAGGAGATCATTGCCACGCAACTTGGTGATCATGTAGAAGGTCTTGAGGACCTCCCATCCATCACGATAGCGAATGTCGAGATTGCTTTCCCTGATGTCGATCGCATGAAGCGAAACACCATGTTCTTCATCCAGCCAGATTATGAACATCTTGAACAGCTGAGCATACGCAGTGATCTTGCCACGATGCAGGTGACGCTATTCATCCTCTGTAAAGGCGCATCGAATGCCACGCTGATCCAGCGCGTGTTCGCCTACTACACCGCCTGTTATCGTCTGGTGAAAACGAACCCAACCCTTGATGGGTTCATCGATTTCATCCAAATCACTGATATGGACTACTACCCGGCAGTCACTGCCGCAAAAACGATGACCGCGATTGAAATGAGCGTAGAGCTCCAGTGGTCAAAAGACATCTAACGAATACATGAGGTAACACACATGCCATTTATCACCGGTACCGGCTCAAGCCTGCAAATTGGCAAGGAGTCAACGTTTGCCACCCCAGCAAGCCCCACAGCCCTGATAGATCTGACCAGTGAGAGTATCAAGGTCGCCGTGGAAAAAGGCGATGAAGGATCACTCCTGGGATCTAAGACTCCCATGAGTCGTGATCTTCTCGGCGTAACCGTTGAAGGGTCGATCAGTTTCATCCTTCGTCCTGAGTTCGCAGGACTGCTTCTCCATGCAGCATTGGGAGGCGCTGACAGCTGTGTGCAGATTGGGGAGACTGAAATGTTCACCCATACCTTGCATCTGTGTGATGTGAATGAGAGTCTTCCAGGTATCACCGTGATCGTGGACCGCAAAGCAGCGGTCAAACGGTATCCCGGGTGTACGATATCTGCTCTTTCCCTCGATTGTGCCGCAGGTGATTATGTCAAAGGCAGTATTGACCTGCAGGGGATCAGTGAAGAGACGGGGACCCTCAACACAGAACTGAGTGGATTTGCGATTCCCTCGTATCGATGTACGTCCGCAACCTTCACCATTGCAGGGGTGACCTACGATATCGCAAGTGCATCATTCAAGATCGATAATGCCCTGGAAACGGCACCAAAAACCTATGCCTCAGGCCTCTATGCCGGACGCCCGCAGCATGGGAAACGCAGTGTCACGATCAGTTTTGAGATTCCCTACAGTGCAGAGGTGGAAACGCTCAAAAGCACCTACTTAACTACCGAGGCAACGGCTGCAGTCGTACTCACCTTCGCATCTGCTCTAGCTGATCATACCATCGGTATCACGATACCGCATGTATCAATCAATGATGTGGATGCTGCAGTCAGTGGCACGGGGATACTCTCGGCTACCGTCGCAGGCGAAGGACTGTCTGTCGGCACAGATGAACCGGTGACGATCGTCATCACCGACAAGATCACCACACCATACGGAGGATAATTCGATGTTTATCAAGGCAAAACACTATGATACCTGTATTCAGAAAGTACGTATTGAGCTCGGGATTCTTCTGGGGCTCGATGCAGATCCAGAAGCATTCATCGTACTCAAGGAACTCCCCACGTTGCAGATGCTCACACTCAAAGAGGCATCAGAACAGGGAGAGAACCAGACCCTCGCACTTCTGAAGGATCTGCTTCCCTCCATCCTCACCGATCACAACTTCTATGAGGATGAGCAGACAAAGGTGAAGATGAAAAACGAGGAGGTCACCGATCTTATCTTCGCATCACTTGATCTCACCGTGAAGGTGGTCAATGCCTATACGCATGCGGCTTTTTTTACCCATGCACAGAAGAGCGACGAAAGTTAGCCTCTCTCTGTGCGGAAGTATTCAACGGACGAAGGAGTGAAGAGCTCTTCAGAACATACGGGCATTGGCTCCCCTATATCACCGAATGGTATCTGCCGATCTGTGATTCAGAGACTGGGGATTTCAGGCATCTGCCGTTTCCGGGATCACTTGCAGATCAGCCGTATATGACGATGCAGGTACTGAAGCTCATCCAGCTCAATTACCGCAAACATCTCCATGAGAAGGTCAAAAAACTGACCACCACATCAACATGTTAACAGGAGGGAACCATGGCGAGTCAGGCGAAAGTCATCATCAAAGGCCAGAACGACATTGGTCCTGCTGTCAAAGCTGCTGCCGGAGACTTAAGCAGCCTGAAAGGGTCAGCTGATAAACTTGGCGGCGCATTAAAGGCTGCCTTCTCGGTGACTGCTATCATTGCCGCAGTCAAAATGCTCGGTGATGCGGTATCAGGGTGTTTCACCGAATTCGCATCAGCTGAACGTTCCTACAAACAGCTTGCCCTCGCCCTGAAAGATGCATCCTCCTATGACCGGATTACCTCAGTCATTGAAGATCTGAGTACTCAGACCCTATCGAGTAAAGGGGATATTGAATCGATGGTCGCAGAGCTTGCGGCTCTCGGGAAAAGTACGGGAGAAATCGAGTCGATCTCATCTGCAGCCGTATACCTCTCCAATGTAACCGGGAAGGATCTCAATTCCTCGATGACTACCCTGCTCAATACCTACACCGGGACTACCACCCAGTTGAAACGGCTGGGTATTGATCTGTCTGGGGTTACCAGTGAGGAACTCGCCCAGGGAGCTGCTATTGACATCGTAATGGACAAACTCGGTGATTACTCCAAGATGATGGCTGAAGATGATACGAGTCAGCATCTGACCAATATGAAGAATACCTGGGGGGATATCAAACAGCAGATTGGCGGGATCATTGATTACAATTTCGGTCCCTGGTTCTCCAACATGGATACCGCGTTCTCCGGTATGAAAACTAACTTGGTTAGCATCATCAATTATGTGGGGGCGGTGATTGCGCATCTCCCGGAGGCTTTCAAGCTCACACTATCGGCCATATGGGAGATGATCAAGCGTACCTTCGAATGGGACTCGATCAAACTGGTGATCATCACCACCGTACAGAACATCGGTACGGTTGCCACCACCATGATGCAGGCTGTATTCGATACCATCCCGAAGATGCTGCTCTCAATCGTATCAGGAATCATCAACTGGATCGCCTATATTGGGATCAATCTGCAAAGCACCATCCTCGGGGCAATCCAGAATACGATCAACATCGCAGGAGAGAAGATCCAGGGGACGTGGGTCGGGAAGCTCTTCGGCATGGGAGACAAACTCGCTGCCTTAGATATCGGGGCTGCAGATTCCTCAGGGAAAGCTGCCAGGTATAAACAGCAGGCTGATCAGTCATTTGAGAACATTGGCCCCCTGCTTACCAAGGCAGTCACTGATGCCGTGGCTATGGCACAGATGGTTACCGGTAATACCGCAGATATGGTCCAAACGATCTATGGGGATATCGCCACCGATTTCAAGACGGCCCTTGATGAGATCGTAGCTCCGGAGCTGGAAGCGATCGCTCAGAAAGCAGATGCGGCAAACCAGACGAAAATTCTCGGCCAGATTGCCGGGAACACTGCTGATACCGCATCTTCATCAGCAGATACCGCAGAGAATACGAAGAAAACCGATACCCGGATGGGGGATCAGGTAGCATCCCTGCTCTCAGATGGATTGACGTCGATGCTTTCTGGACTGGTGGGAGGACTTTCCGGGCCCATTCTCGGGATGATTGCAGATGAATTGGTCGGTGGCGTAGCTGAGATTGTGTCTACCGTGGGACCCATCATGGATATCCTCTTCAATACGCTCTCACCCTTAGGCATTCTCCTCACCATCCTTACCGGCTTTGTGGCAGTGATGGAACCGGCACTGAATACCGTGTTCCAGCCGCTGGTTGATGCGTTCCTCTGGATAGGCCAGATGCTAGCAAGCGTATTCTTACCGGTCTTAGAGCAGGTACATACCGCGTTTGCCCTTATAGCGAATATTGTGATGGCCGTCCTCTCCCCCATCCTGCAGTCCTTTGCACCGATCTTTTCTGTCCTTGCAGGGGTGATGGAAGCGCTCTCACCGATCCTGATTCTGCTTGCTAAAGCCTTCACCATCCTCATGAGCCCGGTACAGTTTCTGGCCGATCTCTTCAGCTGGTTGGGTTCCTGGATACAGTATCTCGGGACGGTCATCTCTACTGCTGCGTATAACCTGGTGCATCCCTTCAGGCCCAAGAGCTACGGATCAAGCCCGGGGGCATTCTCAAGCGATGCCTTCTCTGGCCTTGCGGACCGGCTGTCAAATATCGATGCGATTGCTGATGGAGGAAGTGCCGTCAGTGATTCAGTGGCTACATCAACCGCAGTCAGCAGTGCAGGCTACCAGGGAGCAACCCAGGTGACGATCAACATCTACCAGCAGGCACCGGTTGTAGGGAATAACGGGATGCGTGCATTCGCACAGCTCATTCGAGATGAATTCGAGGCACTCAATTATTATGGAGTAACGGCATAGCATGGCAACTATCATACAACCAACGCTGACGCTCTTCTTCTTGGGAGATGATCTTGCAGCAGGACACCCGAGCACCCAGACGATCACTGATGAGGAGATCGTCGGGCACTCCATTACCTTCCGCTACCAGCTGCTCAATGGGCTGAAACCTTCATCCAATCAGGTAACCCTGCAGCTGGCAAAGCAGTGCGGGTCTATTGAGGATATCATCGCAACCGAAGGGGATATCAAAGCGGTCCTCTCTGATGGACTCACCACCTTGTTTACCGGATACCTCTCAACAAACTCCAGTTGGGCAGTGACGGAAACCGGCACACAGCCATTGGAGCTCACCATCGAAGATGTCGGGACCCGATTACTGGGGAAAGCCTTCATCCCTAGTGGCCAGCATCTCTTTCACTGCAGTGCATCAGAGGCAGTTGCAGCTACCTGTGCCGCAGCAGGAATCACCGTTTCTCCTTCCTGTGTCGTGATAGAGGATCTTATTACCAAGACCGTTGATGCCAATGGGAGCTGTAAAGATATCATCGAAGGGCTGCTGTATGAATTGGGATATGTCTACTACTTCGATGCGGCAGGAGAGCTCAATGTATTCAAGATAGACTGTACTTCAACCGATGGGGTCCCAGTCCTGGATAAAGATGATCTCTATGTGGTAGGTGGGAAAGCCATCACCTTGGGGAAGAAGATCCGCCAGTATAAATCTGCTCGGGTTACCTTCACCCGTTTGGCTACGGTAAGTAATTATCTGGTCTACCGAAATACGACAGGCAAAGGAGATGGGCATCCGTACTGCTATATGGAGCTTGC